GGTTTAACCCACGACTCAAATGTCATGCTTATAGATTCTGTGTGTGGAGCGATTACATCATGAAGGGCATCTTTATATGTGTGCATTGACTTACGCATATCTTCGCCATCTGTATCGTTGTCTTTGATTAATTGCCTAATCTTGTTCCTTGTCGCCTTAATTTTTTCATATTTTTTCTTTATTTTTTCGTCACTTTTGCTTTCATCTTTGAATGCTTCCCAACGAGAGTTGTATGGTCCTGATGGATCATCAACATCTGCTTGTATTTTTTCAAAGTCTTCTTTAGTATTGCCATGGTTTAATGGCCATTCTCCTGGATTATTTTCCGTTTCTTTCTCTTCTGGTTGAGTTTCTGTATTTTTATTTTCTGGTTCCGTTTCTTTCTCTTCTGGTTCCATGTCTTTATTTTCTGGTTCCATGTCTTTCTCTTCTGGTTGAGCTTCTGTGTCTTTTTGAGCTTCTGTGTCTTTCTCTTCTGGTTGAGCTTCAACTGGCGTCAATAATCTTTGTAGCTCAGCACAAGCTCCGCTTGTGTTGCCAGAATTCATCATATTTTTAATTCTTCTGTAATCTATTTCACTTATCTTTTTTTCTTTATATTTAGCTTCAAGCGCTTCAAGCGCTTGCTCACAAGCATTCTTTTCTGGGTCGCTAGAAGGTGCTGGTTTTTTTCTATCATGTTTTGCGATAAGACTTTTGAGTGTCATCTTTAATTGCTTAGACCAGTCATCCAATATCCTTATCAACTTTAAATTTCCAGCTCCAGACATGTCAGCCTCGCTGAATATACTGATGTCTCTTTCGAGTTGGTCGAAAATCTGTTTAATTACTGTATATTCGTTAAGCGTAAAAACCGAAGGATTAAAAGATTCTTTTTTAGGCATTTTGTCAGAAGCGCCGGTGAAGTCACCAAGAGTGTTCGTGAAATAATATGGGTTTTTACTGGAATATCTTCCATGCCAAACATTACTCACCAAGTTCTTAAAGCGATCCCAAACTCCCCTTTTCTCAAATCCACTTGGCGATAACAACTGTCTTTTAAGCATAGAGAGCATGGTATCGACCGTGCGGTCGATTTCGGAGTTTATCTCAGCACTATTGGTTTCCGACATAAATACCCCATATTAGTAGCTTTATAACAACATAATCATATATGATATGTATCACTTAGGAGATATATTTTTTGTGTTCAAGCTACTGATTGGTGGTATGTTCGTTTATTTTCTTGAGCGACATGAGACAGCTGTCAAATCGATGGAACTCGCTGGATAAATATTCCAAGGATAAATCGTTAAATTTTGACGCTCCATCATCTTCAATTTCAAAGTATATGGCTTTACCTTTTTTCCCAATAACCTTGTATTTGTGCATAAGGATGTAGGCCGCCGCCCCAAGATCTGTGACATATTTCTGTGACTTTGATGGGGAAGAGCAATCACTTACTTTTTTCAAGGACATGATACAAGAATCAAATCTATGAAACTCACTAGATAGATAATCCAAAGTTAGTTGCTCGAATTGATCCAATTCATGGTTCTCATCTATTTTAAACAAGATTTCTCTGCCATGGCGACCCATAACTTTGAAATCATGCATTAAGATATATGCGGCTGCTCCTAAATCCGTAACACTTTTTAAATTTGACATTTTTTTCTCTTCTCTTTATTATTTGGCTGCTTCTGCAGCAATTAAACAGCCTCGTGCCACACTAAACAATGGGTCAGATGGCCTGATAACATCTCCAATTTTGATTGGAAGCTTGGCTTGCATGATGGTATCTCTAAACATCTTATCAAAACCAGGAGGAGAAGATGTACCACCAGCAATGATGATGTCTATGGGAGTATCGCTATGGACTGCTTTGTTAGAAGTTGATAATCCTTTTTTTATTTCAGCAATTGTATGCTCAATCATAATTTTATATTGGGTTTGAATTGCTCGCTCAACCATAGTCGTTGGAATAGCACTTAAATCAACTTTTGTTTTTTCTTGATTGATAAATGTTGGACTTTCTCCAGTAGCTTTTGCTGCTTGTTTATCAATCCAATCGCCACTATTCACGATTGCAAACTTAAACAATGGGTTTCCATACATGGAAAAGCAAAGGTTAACCATTCCCGCACCAAAAGAAACGCCAATTCCCGTGTATGCTTTTTTGCCTAATTCAGCATAGACTAATGCTAATGCTTCGTTGATTGGGTGGGCATTGACTTTGTAGCCATTTTCGGACTCATATGCCTTGAATATGGCTTCCAAAACCTTTTGGTGATAGTCTGCATCGGTTTCTTCGTTGATTGCATTGGCTGGCACACAGTAATAAAGTGTTTCGTTGTCGTGCTTTACGCCATCAAGAAGGCTGTGTATCATGATATTCAAAATTTGGAAGGCATCTTTTTCCTTCGGGTTTACACAACCGCCAGACATTGGCCTCTTCAATTCAAGCTGGCTAATGGTGTAAGCCATGTTTACTGCCGCTTCACCAAGGGCATATGCGACATTATCACGCTCAATGAGCGGGACGCCTGCATTCTTCATCATTTCAAAGACAAATCTATTTTCCAAGGGAAGCTCAATAAAGGCGTTAATTTCACGCTTGTTCAAGAAGTCCCCTTTATCATCCCTACGGCAGCATACGAGATTGTAAGTGCCAACATCAAAACCTATAGCCATTTTTTCTCCTTTTCTATGCTTTCTTACCGAAGTTTAATTTTGGCTGTTGAGCGAAGTCTGGTATTTCCCAAGCTGTTGCCTCTTTTTTAGCTTCTTGGGATTCCACCTTGTTAGTGGCTTGCGTTCCCACAGAAACGCCCAGTGTATTAAGATTTATGTTTAAGTCTATACTAATCGATAGCTTGCATTCGCCATCTTTCGTTACGACCTTCACATCACTTGCTTTTATAAGTTGAGCCAATGTAACCTCTTACATCTAATATAGTTTATGTTTTTTCAGATTTGAACGGCCACTTCTTGAACATTTCATCTATTCCAGATATTATCTCCGTTTCAGTGATCTCTGTTAGGCATGGTTTGAGCTGTTTTCTTGACTTAATACAGTTACCAAACTTGAAACATGGTCCACATTCCCAGTTCCCATTGTCTCTATGTTTTTGTATAAGCGTGAAATCATAATGCTTTCCATAAACCTTTCCATCAGCAAAGGTAAATATACCACATAAAGGCTTTCGAAGACCCCCAGCGAGATGAAAGGCTGCGGTATCGACCGTTATCATGTAATCCATGCAGTCAACATAACATATAAAATCTTGTAGACCTAGACCGCTTAATGTCTGTATTCCATGTCTTTTGCATGATGAAAGCTCATCTTTGTGGAATGCTATGAGATTGTGTTCGTTTAATTTATTTGCAATCCAACCAATCTGATTTTCTTGTAAACTTTTTGTTGCTATCTTTGAAGTTGGGGCGAAACCAATAAGCGCACCCGAGTTTTTTTTCAATGATTGAATTCTTGACATTACTGATCTTTTGCGATCTTGGTCTATAACAAAGTGCATATCATGGCTTGTTAGGTTAAGACCACAGTATCTTGCCCATATGTCACTCCTATGATCGTCATAGTTTGGAGCCTTGTGGTGTTCATAGCGATCCGCTATCGTAACGCAAGTATTTAACACACAGATATAATCTTCGTGGTTAACAGTTCTTGAATCCACAACATCATGGATATATGGATGATCTATTGCCGCATCTCTATATTCTGGAAGGCAAGCAAGCGTAAACTCACATTCGGGACACTCACGCTTTAGATCATCAAATATCATGCGTTGCATAAAAACATCGCCAAGACCACCCTTATCATGCCAAATAAGAACTTTATTTTTTCTTTCATAAAATTCTTTAATGGTCAGAGTTTTCTTTTTGTAGTTTTTGGTTAGTAGTTCAGCCATGCTTTAAAAAAGAAAGATGCCACCAATTTTAAATTGGCGGCATCTAATTATAAGACAAATATTAGCTCAAGCAGTTGTTTTTAATGGAGCATAAGACTTGGATGTCCGATGCACTTCCACCAGAAACATTGTTGATGAAAGCCAATTTGGTCACAAGTAAGTCGCCAGCATTGAACACTTGGGTTTCAGATCCTCCAAGTTCGAATGTCGCACCTGCTATTCCATTTAATCTTACACGCACCGAGCTTGGACCTTGATTTGTA